GCAATTTAACCAGAACATATCTAAGTATTTAAAGGAACTTCCATTACAGATTACGAATAGAAATATGGTAGTTGCAACAATAATACCCGGGGATAACAATAAGGTTGCAACAGAAGGTAATGCCTTCTCTGTAGTGGAAAAAATAAATGCTGCACCAAAACCAAAGTTTGATTTGAAGAATAAGTTGAGATAAAGACTATAAATTGACAATCCTGAACCAAAAGACCTAAAATCTACTTAATGAGTGAATTAGTGTTCCCGCCCTGGGACGAACTGGCACCGCATCAAAGAGAGGCTTTGCAAGCCCCGCAAAGGTTCAAGGTACTTGTTTGGCATCGTAGGGCCAGAAAGACTACTACGGCAATTATTGAGCTTGTGAAGCAATCTCAATATCGTGTGGGGGCTTATTGGCATATCTTCCCAACCTATTCCGAAGCTAAGGACGCTGTTTGGCGTGACCCGTCTATGCTTTTTAGAATTATTCCCCCTGAAATTATTAAAAAGAAGAATGAGCAGGAGTTGGTGGTATATTTTCACAACGGCAGTTACTTGCAGTTAAAGGGTGCGGACGAACCGGATACTTTAAGAGGGGCTGGTCCAGTCGGTATTGTTTTTGATGAGTTTGCTAAAGTCAAAGAGGAGGCTTGGTACATTGTTGAGCCAATACTTAGGGCTAATGCGGGATGGGCTTGGTGTATCGGTACGCCTAAAGGCAAGAATCATTTATATAAATTCTACGTTAGAGGAAAACAAAATCACCCTGAGTGGAACAGCTGGCATTTAAAGGCTAGTAGCAGTGGTATTATTCCCACCCTGCAGCTGGACGAGTCACGCAAGACTATGAGCGAGAGCCTTTACCAGCAAGAGTACGAGTGCGCTTGGCTTGAAGGCGAAGGAACTGTCTTTAGAGGAATAAGGGATATAATGGTAGCGGAACCAAAAGCGCCAGATGACAGTAAGTTATATGTAATTGGAGCTGACTTAGCTAGGCTGAGGGATTTTACTGTTCTAACGGTTTACGATATGTCGACTAATTCTCAGGTTTATCAGGATAGATTTAGAGGGTTGGAGTGGGGATTTCAGAAAAGAAAGATTAAAGAACTTTCCGATCATTACAATAGTGCTTTGGTGGTTCTTGATGCCACCGGTGTTGGCGACCCTATTTATACCGATTTACTAAGAGCCGGTGTTCCGGTAGAACCATTTAAAATTACTGAAACTACGAAGAAAGACTTGGTTGAAAAACTTAGTATTTGGATTGAACAGAAAAAAGTGTTAATGTTACCTATAGAGCAAACCATAAAAGAATTGGAGGATTTCACTTATAAGATTGGAGAAACAGGGAAGGTGCATTACAGCGCCCCTGGCGGTGAGGAGTTTTTTGACGACTGTGTCATCTCTCACGCTTTGGCGGTATTTAAGTTGCAACCACTTTATCGGGAGATCATTCAAAAGCCCAGAAGCAGGATTGGGCAATATTATGATAAAATAAAAGGAGAAATGTATGAGGACAACGTCAATGAAAGAGAATGGCTTGAATGGTCAGACTATAACTAAACAACCTAGCCAAGAAGAAGTATTAGAGGCCTTATATGACTTCGATAATTTAATGCACCGCTGCGTGCTTCAGGATAGTTACCTATCTCTTGGCGACATAGGCAAGGCTATGGTAGATAATTTACCGTTTGAAGGTAACGGTTTGGAATTTGGAGTTGAAAGACGGTACCTTACCAAGGAAGTAATGGATACACTAAGAATGTATGTTCCTAGAGAAATTACTGATAAAGGTTTCACTTATGATTTCAAAGGCATTCCAATTAAAGTGCGATTCATAGATAATATATATGGATTTTTTAAGTACCCAGATAAAAAGATATATGGTGTTGAGGAATTTCAAGTTCCGAATCCATTTCACAAATACTGGAAAGCGAGGGCTTTAATAAGGTGACAACCGAAATGATTTTGGGTGGAATAATAGTAGTGATACTTATTGGGCATTTCTTTTATGTGAGGGAATCAAACAAAGAAAAATCTAAATTGCTAAACGCTATTATTGCCCGTAATGGTCAGGAAATGCGTGACTTGGAACTAACTGATAAGGTAGCGCCAATAAAACCAGAAGTACCGCAGGAACCACAGTTTATTCCAGAGGCAGAACTTTCTGATGAGGAATTTGAGGAAAAAGTAATTGGTAAGGAGATAGGCTAAAATGGCTGACCGCTTGGTAGGAAAATACTTTACAGACAGGATGGATGCCCAGCAAATGGGACAGACTGTTGATGTCTTGATGACCCAGGCCCAAGACGCAAGGCGGGGGTTTGAAAGGCGTTGGTACGACAACAATTTCTTTGATGACGGTTATCACTTTCGTTATTTAAGCAGACAACAAAATAAAATAGTTGATTTAGCTGATAGAAGTACTATTTACAATCCACTAAGAGCTATTCCTAAGAGCAGTCGCCAGATACGAGGCATGGCTAATCTTTTAATTAATCAACAGCCGTTCCCAGTGGTTTACCCAGAAAAAGTAAACTCGGCTGCATTTCCACCAGTAGAAGGAATTGACCCACAAACAGGTCAACCGGTAGAACAACCTAACCCAGATTATGAAGCAGCCGTAAAATTAGCCAAACAAATGGCTAGACTATCTGGCCATTGGGTACAGGAAGAATTCGATAAACAGAATATTCTGGAAAAGATAGCCCTAATGGTGATTCTTGCTGCCAAGCACGGTGTCAGCTTCATGGAGATTTGGCCAGACCCTGTTAAGGAAGAAATCCGTACCCAAGTATTTGACGCTTTTGATGTGTACTTGGTTGGTTCCCTCACCGAAATTAGTGATTCGCCATTTATTATAAAGGGGCAGAAAAGAGTTATTGCCGAAATAAAGGCTGATGAAAGGTTTGACCCAGCTAGAGTAGAGCAAATTTCACCGGATAACCGTCACGCCTCAAGTGAAATCAAAGAGGCTTACATGAAAGCCAGGCATGGGGGGATGGTTAACCCAGAAGCAGTAGCCTCAGTTATTGAAAAAGAGTATTTCATCAAAGAATATCTAAACGATAGCAACACGGGTAGGATACGAGGTCAAGAGGATGGCGAAGAAATACTAAAAGGTAGGACTAAGGGGGATATTGTTATCCGTCATGGTTTTGTTGCTGGCAATGTAAATCTGCGGGATGAGTATGTGAACCTTACTGATTACCCGTTTGTAGATTTTAGGTTCGAGCCAGGCCCTATTTATCAAGTACCTCTAATTGAAAGGTTTATTCCATCAAATAAATCATTGGACTTAGTGGTTAGTAGATTGGAAAGATACATTCACACTATGGTAACTGGTGCTTGGATTAAAAGAAAAGGTGAGCAGTTTGACATTAACAATACTGCTGGCGGGCAAATAATTGAATTTGCAGCTACGCCACCAGTTCAGGCTCAGATAGCTAATATGCCAAACTTCGTATTCAACTTTATGAATATTCTTACTCAGTTTATGGAGGAGCAGGGGGTTACGACTACTGCTTTAGGTAAAATTCCACCTGGGGTAAGAGCCAACGCTGCAATCGAAAGTCTGAAGGAAAGTGAGTACGCTAACTTGGCTATAGCAGTTAAAAGATTGCAGGTTACGGTAAAAAGAATTGCCGAGAAGTTTCTTGACCTTGCCGATAAATATTTTATTCAGCCAAGAACCAGTTACTACTTGGAAAGGGGCGAGCCTCAGTATTTTGATGTTATTGGGGCTAGTGCTATAGAAAAAAGAAATCAACTAAAAATAGAAACACCAGAAGATGTGGTTCCATTAAGGGGAAGCGCTAAAGTGGATATACAGGTAGAATCTGGTTTGGGTTATACAAAAGAAGCTAAAAAAGCAGCTGCCCGAGAACTTGGCGAATTTATGATTCAACTGGCTGGTATTGG